ATGGATATTCACCCGTATTACATTTCCAAGGCCGAGGACGTGTTCGGTCTCATGAAGTTCGACGATGACGCGGATCCCATGCCCCTGGCCGCATGGGCGCAGGGCGCGGAGCGCTACGAGATCGTGTTTTGCACAAGCGACGGCCACATCGTTGGTCACGGCCGCTACTACCACACCATGGCCGGCGACGTGGCGTACGCCGACGACGAGACCACAAAACGGTACAGGCTCATCGCCAACGAGGCCGGAGGCGCACGCTACCAGATCGGCCGTCAGATCGGCCGGCCGGTCGTCGTCGTGGGCGCCAGCCGGTTTTCCGGCCCCGCCACGCATCGGGCACAGGCCTGACCGGAACGAAGAGACGCGGGGCCGCTCGACGCAGCGCGGCCCCATATGGGAATCAAGGAGAATCATGCAGGACGTAACTATCATCGACACTGACGACGGCATCCGCCTCGTCAGTCCCTACCATCCCGACTGCCCCAAGCTGGCACGCAGGATCGGAGGCAAATGGGACCCCGCCACCCGATCATGGCGATTCGACATCCGTGACCGCGAGAGGGTCGAACAGCTCGCCGCCGACCTATGGGGATATTCAACCGGGAATACCAGTTCCGCGGTTACCATCCGAGTCAACGCTGATGCCTACACCGACGGTAATGAGATCCGCGTGGCAGGCCGCAGCATCGCTCACAGGGCGGGGCGGGACGAGCCAGTACGCCTCGCCGGCAACGCCATAATCGTCCATGGAGAGTTCGCGCCATCCGGCGGCAGCATGAAATATCCGGATATCGGCGAGTGCGATCAGGTGGTCATCGAAATCCGCGACCTGCCCGCCAGCGCGCTCGACATGCTCGAACCCGGCCGATACGAGCTCGTAGACGACGATCCGATCACCGTCCTCAAGGCCGAACGACAGCGACTCATGGACCGTATCTCCGAAATCGACCGCCGAATCGGGGAGATGACATCATGAGCACGCAACTACCCGAACGACTCATCTCCGACTGGCTCGCCGGCGGCTACAGGCCACGCACCGTCAAACGATACGCGGCCTCCATCACGGCATGGCAATCCTGGTGCCAGGCCAACGATATCGATCCGATGAGCGCCACACGTCCCGACCTCGAACGCTACGCCACACAGCTGGAACAGGTCGGCCAGCCAGCCACAACCCGATATGCAAGCTTGTGCGCGATCCGTGGCCTCTACCGGTTCGCCCACGAGGAGGGATGGACGCCCTCGGATCCCGGCGCCCATGTGCGCATGCCTGCCCGTCCCCGCGAGTCGAACGGCGTATGGCTGACCGCCGACGAGGCACGCCGCATGGGCGAAACCGCCGACCGGCACCCCGATCCGCGTGCAGGTGCCGTCTACTGGACACTCCTGCTCACCGGAATCCGCAACATGGAACTCGTCAACACGAACGTGACCGACATCGAGGACTACGGGGAGACTCGCACCCTGCGCGTCACCAGAAAAACCGTCGCCCACGAGACCTACACACAGCGCATCCAACTGCCCTACCATGCCGACATGGCGATCCGGCGAATGCTCGGTACGCGCGACGACGGCCCTCTGTTCCTCGGTAATACCGGCAGCAGGATCAGCCAAGACAGCGTCAACCGGCTCTTACGGGATCTGGCCGGCCGGGCCGGGGTCGGCAAGCAGGTCACCGCGCACGCCATGCGACGCACGTTCGCTACGCTGGCGCTCGACGCGGGCGTGCCTCCACGAGACATCATGGCCTCCGGCAACTGGACTGCCGAGCAAATGCTCCGATTCTATGACCGGGAACGCGCCGCAGTGGATCGGCATGCTGGCATTAGCCTCGCCGCGTGGCTTGACAACGCGTGATACTCTCGCATAGGGCACCGAGAGTATCAGGGGAGGACCATATGGCAATGAGCTGCGCTGAAATGAAATGCCTGCGCGAGTCCATGGGACTGACCACGAAATGGCTCGCTCGACGGTGGAACGTAAGTGAATTTTCGGTGCAACGATGGGAACGCAATCGGCCGCTACCTAACGAACTCGAACAGGATCTGCAGAAACTCAAAACCATGTTTGACCTCGAGGTGGATCAGGCAGCCCAAACCACAACTGGATCGCTGATCGTTCCCAGAACCGATGCGGAGTCCCCGGCAGGCCTGCCGTCAGCATGGCATCGAGCCGTCGCCCAACAGGCTGCACAGCGATCTGGAGTGCACATCATCTACCGTGACAGCGAATAGAACATAGAAAATTGGCCCCTCACCCGGCATTCATGCTGGATGAGGGGCCAATTGTTCCGGCTGATTCAGCATTACTTGCTGCCAAGTCGTACAGGGTTGTAGGCGGTGCCGAAGCCTGCGGCGATGATGCCGGCTGCGGTGCTGATGAACCCGCCGATGTCCGGGGATCCGAAGCACATGAATCCGAGTCCGATCACCGAGGCGAGCAGCGTGGCCACGTAGACCGCGGTGCGTACGCGCTCGTCGAACACGGGCGTATACGGGGTAGTGTCCGCAGCGTGCTGCGGAGTGTTCTCGTCTTCTGCCATGAATCCTCCTTCTTAGAATCGGTTTTCGTTCAAACGGGCCTGCAGGGCGCGTACCGTGGCCGGGCCAAACGACGCGTCCTGCTTGACACCGAGATGGCGTTGAATGGCTGTGATCGTGGCCGGCCCCAACAGACCGTCCTGATCCAGCCCGAGCTGGGCCTGGACACTGCGGATAAGCTCACTGCCCTTACCCCCGTAGGAGACGCAGGACGGGGCAAGGGCGGGACGCCAGTAGGTGCGCTGATTCGGTACCTTCTGACCGCTGATAATGCCATCGACGGTCGTGCCCATGACCTGCTGCCAGCGGCGGATCGTGGCCGGACCACACGAGCCGTCAATCGCAAGCTTGCCGTCATCCTGCGGAGTGCTCGGCGTGGACTGCGGCACCTGCGCCGGCACATCCGCGCCATTGGTCATGTTGTCGTACCACTGCTAGGCGCGCTGCATGTAGGCAGCATTCTGGTCGCCGGCGATGGATGCCGGACACTCCGTGGACGAGAAGTGCGAATGCGGGAACACATTGACCATCCACTCCGGGCGTCCCAGTCCGTAGTGCTTGCAGATCGCAGCCACGAGATGCGCGCCGTTGTCCAGTGTGGCGTCCGAGATATGCCACGGGTTGGTGGTCTCGTCGGCATGCTCGATGCCGATCGACGCCCTGTTTGCCTCGCCGTTGGCGGCGTGCCAGGCGGTGTCACGGTCCCAGACGAGCTGGCCGATCGTGCCGTCGACGCACACCTGGTAGTGCGCGCTGGCCTGGCGGGTCTGCCATGTCTGCCAGCAGCCATCCACGTCCAGTCGGCCGCCGTTGTGATGCACGACGACCATCTTGATCTTCCGCCCGTTGCGGCCGGATGTGAAATGCTTGGTGAGGATCCGATCCACATCGGCCTCGAGCGTGTCCCAGTTTTTCATGGTGGTTTCTCCTTTCGTTGGTTATGGTTTGCGTGCGATTGGTGCGCGTTGGATGTCATCGTTGACTGCGGTTCCGTGGCCGTTGCCGCCGAGCTGGTGGTAGGCGTCATAAACGGTCTGTGCGCGTGATTTGCTCTCGTTGTCGGCGATGCCGCCGTTGGCGACCATCTCCCGCTGCTGGCGCTCCAGCTCACACAACAACAGGACGCGCACACCGTCATCGATCGCCGTGTCCCTGCGACTGCGGCCGCGCAGCCACGCGAGCAGATAGCCGATCGCGCCCGACGCGATGCCGGTGATCGCCCACATGAGCAGGGACTGTTCGAACGGGCTCATACAACCTCCTCGTGGTGATATGGAAAATCCCACACGGGAGATCCGCGTGGACAGGCCACGCGACGTGTGGGATTACTGATTGATCGGAGTCAAAAATGCTGTTATCGGATTACTGGACGGACAGGTATCTGCCGTACTGCGAGCGGACGCTCCGCGAGTGCACGCTGGTCGGCTACGAGTCGGCGTGGAGACTGCACATCGAGCCCACCCTCGGGCACATGGACATGGCGGCCATCACGGTGGAGACTGTGGACTCGTGGATCTCGGGACTATCATCCTCCGGAGCCGCACGGAAGGCATGGGCGCTGTTGCGCGGCATGCTGCGCAAGGCGGTCCGCTGGGGACTGGTGGACGCGGACGTCACCCGCCGTGAGATCCGGCTGCCACAGAAGCGCCGATACGAGCCGCGTCTCCTGAGCATCAGCGAGACACGCACGCTCCTGCGCGGCGTCTACGGCAGTGATCTCGAGGCGTGGCTCCTGTGCGCCGCGACCTGTGGGCTGCGCACCGAGGAGGGGTACGGGCTCGAATGGGCGGATCTCGACCTCCGGGCGGGTACGCTACGTGTCAACCGCGGCGTGCAATGGGTGGGTGGACACGAGACCATCGTGGAGCCGAAGACCGAACTGTCCCGACGTACCCTCCCTCTTCCACGGTTCGCGGTCCGACGCCTGCGTGAGCTCAGGCCCCGCACGGGCGGCCGGCTGATTGGAGACCTCACCCCGCCGCAGCTCGCTCGCGCCTACCGGTCGTACTGTCTGCGGCATGATCTGCCGTACGTGCCGCCACGCAACCTGCGCCACAGTTGGGCGACGAACGCGCTGAGTGCGGGTGCCGACATCGCGGTCGTGTCGAGGATGCTCGGTCACAGCGATATCCAGACCACCGCCCGCTACTATCTCAAGCCCGACATCACCGCGCTGCGCGACGCGCAACGCCTCTACGAGCGGGCGCTCACCGCATAGGGATTCCCTGAACCACATCGAGCACCTGTTTAGTGACGGGCAATGGTCGGGGACGTTCCCGCGGAGGAAATTCAGCGCGACCGTCACCGGGCGTCATGTCAACATGAGCCTGCAGGTCGAGATGATCGACGACTGGGATGTCACGGCATGGGAGGCATGGGATATCCTCCTCATCCCGGACGGGTACCATTCGTCGCTGGGAGATCTGAATGTTCCTGCCGCGTGCAACGGCACCAACGGTGCTGTCGGTTTCCAGCTCAACGAGGGACGGATCGCAGTACGAACGTTCGCATCTCAGAAGTTGTGGAAGGGCATGTGGATCAGCTCGGTATTCGGTTGGGATATCGCTTCGTAGGGTTTCCCTGACCCAGCGCATCACGTTCGACCGTAGCGGCACGACCACGGTCTCGGATCCGCTGGCGATCGGCGGTCAGGTGTTCACCTCGGATCAGGGATCCCTCGCCATGGTCACATTGCGCTGGGTCAACGCCGGATCGTTCTACAGCGACGGCTGGGCGAAAACCCGTCTCGCCAAAATGGTCGGCTGGCGCGCAACCCGCGAGACCGTGCAGGTCTGCTCCGAGAACGTCGAGTGGGAGCACGTGGGCAAGAACTTCCTCCAGTGCGCGGACGAGTGGATCAACTGGATGCCTGCCGGCGGCTGGCAGGTGCCCGAGAACGCGTGGCACAACGGCTCATTGGTGTTCCCGGTCGAACGCGTCTAGACGCGGACGACGGGAAACACCAGCGCGGCCTGATGCCACTGCTGCTTCGGGATGTCGTACGCGCCGCCGGTGTGCTGCCAGTAGATCTCCTGATTCTGCACGCCGATGATGCCGCTGCCGGCCGTGTCCGAACCCGTGTTCTCCGCGCAGGGAAAATCGTAGCCCTCTCCGTTGGTCTTGAAGTTCAGCATCCTGGCGAGGCTGACGCGCTTCCACGACGGGCTGTTGAACCCGCCGTTATTCATCCAGTAGACGCGCAGGAGCGCGGTGTTGTTGACCACGGTTCCGGTCACGTTGACGGTGTCCGCGCCGTCGGCGAGCTTGCTCCACGTGACCGTCTGGGTCAGGGAATCCCACACCTCGCTCAGCGAGCCCAGTGTGCGGAACAGTTTGACCGGCGTGCCCAGCGTGATGCCGTTCAGGGGGAGCCTGTAGAGGGGCATGTCGTGCACGGTGGTCGAGCCGAGCAGGATGGACTGCCGGTTATAGCTGGGGTCGGCCGGGGTGCCGGTGGTGGGCGTGCCCTTGAGGCACACCAGCTGGGCTTTTTCGATGCTGTTGGTGCGCGTGTAGCGCAGGACGATCAGGTCGTTGCGTTTCTGTCCCTGCGTGCCGGACTGGACGGTGACGGTCTCGGCGGCGGTCACGTTCGCGGCGCCGCCGTTCATCATGGCCATGCCAGTGTCGATCACGACGTGATTGCTGTCCTGCACCGTGATCGCCAGCTGGTTCCTGAGTTTCATCACGTAGTCGTCGAGGCCTATCATGCTCGCGTTCATGCCGCGCCAGTCGTCGCCGTCGATGTGGTCCGTGCCAGCCTTGCCGGTGATGAAATCGATCGTCATCGTGTTACTCCTTCTTCTCGGCGAGGAACCGTTCGAACTCGTTGGTTTGCTGTTTGAGGAGGGTCTGGTAGTCGGTCCAGCAGGATCCGCACAGCACGTACGGTGCGGTGGTGGATCCGGTGGTCACGCGGGTCACGTCGTACCAGTCGCGCACCTGCAGGTCCGTGGACGTCAGGTAGTCCTTGCGGCCGCACCGGTCGCACTCGTACGCGGTCAAACCGGTTGTCTTGCTCATTATCTGATCCTTTCCCATGTGTAGGCGCCTAGCGAGGGGAGCTGCTGCCATGTGCCGCCGAACACCGTGCCGGGATCCTCTCCCGTGGTGTTGCGCACCACGTAGCCGACCGGGAACGTGAGCCCGCCCCCACTGCCGGTGGCGTGCGCGCTGATCGTCCCGTCCCCTGTGATGGTGATCGTGCTGCCGTCCGGCCTGACGCCGCCGAGCGAGTCCACGCTGGCGGCGGGTAGCGTGTAGTTGTTCGCGTACGGGCTGACGCCGTCGAGTTTGGTCTTGTCGGCTGCGCTCATGAGCCCGTCCGCGCTCTGTGTGGCGGTGTCGGCCCAGATCGTCGCGGACGCTTTGTCGTCCGACCGCCATACGTGGATCGGCGCGGTCCCCTCCAGCGTGCGGACGCTCTGGTTGGCGATCGATACGGCGTTGGCGGCGGTCTGCTGAGCCTGTCCGATCTGCTCCGAATAGCCGGATGCGGTGGTGTTGGCCTCCTCCGCGATCTGCCTGACCGCGTCCAATTTGGCCTGCGTGACCACGGCGCTGATCCGGTTGCCGTTGGTGATGGTGATGCCCTCGCCGGCCACGATCGTGCCCGTGGCGCCGCCCCCGCCTCCTCCGCTGGAGGTCTCGGCGCTGCCGGACCACGAGGAGCGGGACGAGGACGTGGAGCCGATCTCGTAGTCCACCGACAGGACGCCGGAGCTGACCTTGATGATCTTCTTGCCGACCGTGGCGGTCACGTCCAGGCCGAGCACCTGATCACGTGACGTGACCTTGTCGCCGATGTCGAACTCGATGCCAGAGCCGGCGCGCAGGGTGACCTTGGTCTCGCCCTGCGTCTGCAACTCCTTGAGCTTCTTCTCGGTGTCCTCCTTGAGGTCGTCGATCTTCGCGCTCGAATAGTCGTAGATCGCGCAGCGTTCCTCGAGGCCGAACAGGGTCTGGGTCTGGCTGACCCTGCCGTTGTTGTCGGCGTACCAGTGGGTGACGGCACGGTCGCGCAGCTCACCCTCGCCCAGGCCGATCAAATGGTTGACGGGCCGGTGGTCGCGCGTCGACTCGAACGACAGCAGATCGGAGTCGATGGTGTCCCCGTACGAGACGATGGGCAGCGCACTGGCCTGGACGACGCCATTCACCCACATGAGGTGGAGTTTCGCGCCCACGCTGGCCAGCATCGCCCGGATCCCGCTGTAGCAGTCCACGTACCGGTCGAACCGGTAGCTGCCGATCGTGATGTCCGTTTTGGGTGCGGCGCCCTGGAACAGGTCGGCGAGGCCGATGCGGGCGAACAGCTGGTTGAGGATGGTCGACGCGCCGCCGCTGACGGTCAGGTAGTCCTGTCCGCTGTCGGGCGAGAGGATCTTGCCGGCCAGTATCCCGTGCCAGGTGCGCCCCTGCGCGCTGCCGTCGCTGGACCTCTGCTCGATGATGCCGCCGTATTCGGTGCCGTCGATGCCGATGAACGCGCCCGCGTCGGGCAGGAACGGGGCGAGTAGTTCGAAATCGTTCTCCTCGTCCCCGTACGCCATGTCCATGCTGAACGCGTCGACCGCGGCGATGGGCGCGTGTTTCGCGTCGGTGATGATCAGTTCGACCACGGTGGCACACTCCTTTCCTCCACGACGGTCAGATCGAATCCGAACGAGTTCGACCAGCTGAGCGTGCTGGTGCCGGCCGGGATGCGTTCGAAGATATACTCGCCGCTGCCTTGTCCGGTACCGCGGCGGGCCTTGTCGAACACGTTCGTCCGGTTGCCCTGCTGGTCCACGAGTGTGACGGCCTTCTCCCCGTCGATCGCGTCGACCGTGAGGTAGCCGCCGTCGGGGATGGTCACGTCGATCTGGTGCGTGTTCCCGCCGATCACGATGCTCGGGTTCGTGGCCGGGCCGAAGATCGTCATCCGCCACGGGCGTGGCAGCAGGCTCGTGTTGACGAGCGTGTCGAGCTTCGCGCCGCCCGCCAGGTCGAACGGCATGTCCGTGGGCAGGTCGAGGTCGGCCGTGCCGCCGCTCGCACTGGCCGGCCAGTAGTGCAGCGCGTCGAGGTCGTGCCGCCACACGCCGTCCAGCAGGAGGAACCGGAACGTGCACTGGGCGAACCCGCGGAACGCGAGCTTGGGTTCGACGTGGGTGACGAGGCATTTCTGCCACCAGCCGTCCACCGTGAGGGTGCCGGCCGTCGCCCGCCCCTGTCCGTTCTTCAGCCCGGCGAGGTCGGCGTCGAACACCGTGACCGCCCGGTCCAGCTGTTCGAGGTCCGAGCAGTTGCCGGTGGCCTCGTCCTCGCGCGCCTCGCGCGTCGCGCTGGACACGGTCCGGTAGTCGGTGTCGACGTTCCACGCGGTGGATCGCAGTTCGCGGATCTGGCCGATCATGATGCCGTCGGGGTCGGCCAGATCCACCACCGTGTTCGCGTCCACACCGCTCGTGTACGTGAATGTTTTCATCTGTTGGCCTTCCATGTGAGCCGGTTGAACTCGCGTTCTCCGAGCCGTGGCGCGTACGCGCTGATGGTGGGGCCGATGTCCCGGTGCAGGGCGTTGATCGCGTCGACGACCTGACGGTTCGACTCGACCAGACGACTGTCGTTCGTCGGCAGTCGGGTCTGCGCGACCGTGTATTTCACGCCCGTGTCCGGCGTCCACCGCATGCCGTTGATCGCGTCCATCGCGGCCACGCCGTAATGGTCCACGGCTCGCGCGGTCATCACGTATTCGCCACGGCTGACGAGTGCGAGATTGCTGTCGCTGACGCCGCTGCCCACGCCGTGGACGAGCCCGCCGTAGCCGCCAGCAGCGAACCGTCGGATCACGCCGCCATGAGCATAGGTGCCCATACGTCCGTTGCCGGACGCGTCACCGTTCAGATCACTCATGTTGCTTCGCGCGTAGATCGTGAAATACTTGTCGCTGATCTTCTTCGCGTCGACCGCGTTGATGATCGCGGTTGCGGCGTCCTCGGCGGTGATGCTGACGCTCTTGCCTCCGATGCGGACCGCGTCGACCGCGGTCTTGGACGCGTAGAACGGGCCGTTGTCGCCGCTGATGACGCCGGTGTGTTCTTCGATCTTCCACCCGTTGGCCTGGGCGAGCTTGTTCCAGAAATCGTTGTTGTCGCCGAGCAGCTTACCGGTCTTCGGGTCGATCTTCGCACCGTTCGCCAATGCGAGGGCGATGTCGTACTGGCTTTTATCGAGATTGAGAGTTCCGGTCTTGGGGTCGATGGTCGCGTCGGTAACGGCGGCGATGGCCTGCATGGCCGTGGTGTTGTCGCCGCTGATGACGACGTTCTTTCCGTCGGGCGTGGCCTCGATGCGCAGCTTCAGCTCGTCGAACTTCCGGCTTGCCTCGTCGGTCAGGGTGACCTTGATGTTTTTGTCGTCGGGCACCATGCCGACCCTGTCCGCGAGCTTTTGGAATGCCTCGCTGGTCAGTCCCGCCGCGTCGGCGGCGGCCGCCGCGGCTCCGGGTGTCATGCCCATGGCCATCGCGGCCTCGACGTACCGGTTGTGCGCGTCGTCGAGGGTGGCGTTGATGTCGTCCATGCTGGCGCCGTTCTCGGCCTGCGCCTGCGCGGCCTTCAACGCGGACTGGGCCACGTCGTTCAGGGCGCTCTGGTTGTTGCGTCCCTTCTCCGTGTTCAGGTCGAGCGTGGCGCCGTTCTCCCTGGCGGCTTCGGTGGCCTTGTCGAACGCTGAGTGCATGGCGATCAGCGCGTCGGACGCGTTCAGGCTGAACCCGTAGTAGGTTTCCATGGCCGAAATGACCTCGCCCCATGCGCCGGCGGTCTCGCTGACGGCGTCCTCGGTCGCGCCCATCGCGTCGGTGAGGATGCTTTCGGCGTCCGCGGTCTCGGTCGCGCTGGAGGCGAGCTGGCTTTGCGCGTCGGAGGCCTCGCCGCTGGACGAGCTGAGCGCGTCGGTCGCCTCCTTGGATTCGGCGGCGCCCTTGGTCGCGGTCCCGTACGCCTCGGACAATTCGTTGAGACTGTCCCTGATCTTCGTGGCGGCGGGGGTCATGGACGAGTCCCCGCCCTCGGCGTTCATGTTTTTGAGCGCCTCGTTGACCTCGTTGATCGCGTCCTTGGAGCCCTGCGCGGCACGCACGAACGTTTCCATGCTGATGCCGGCCTTGTCGAGCAGTTCGCTCATGTTCGAGCTGCCGGTCTGCATCCTGTCGAGCCAGCTGAAATCGATCTGCTGGGTCATGTGGACCATCGTCTCGCCCACGTCCGACGCGTTCTCCAACGCGGACTGGAGCTGCTGGGCGTCCTGTTTGGCCTGTCGGGCCTTGCTGGCCCACGCGGTCAGCGCGGCGCCGGCGACGGTCAGGGCGATGCCCCACGGTCCGCCCAGCAGGCTGACCACACCCGAGCCGATGCTCTTCAAGCCTCCCATGGCGGCCTGCGCGCGTGACGCGGTGCCGGACAGGCTCTGGATGCCGGCCCCTCCGCCCGTGGCCGCCGAGGCGAGTTGGCGGAATCCCGACGACAGCTGGGGTGCTGCCGCGTTCAGGCGTTGCACGGGGTCGAGCATGAGGCCGAGGCTGCGGCTGGTCTGGCTGCTGGAGGAGGCGAGGTCGCCGAACATCTGGTGGAGTCCCGCGGTCGCGCCGACCATCAGGCCGAACATGACCGTGCCCTGCTGGACGGGGGCGGGCAGATCACTGAACGCGTCGACGAGCATGTCGATCGTCTGGACCATGGAGCGTAGGGGGCCGTCGGCGCCGGAGCCGATGGTGATGAGCATCGACTCGACCGAACCGGACAGGTTCTCGAGATCGCCCTTCAGGTTGTTGTTCTTGGCGGCGGCCTGTTCGGCCGCGAACCCGCTGTCGGCCACCGCGTCCGTCCATTCGCTGATGCCGTCTGCGCCCTCGTTGTACAGGACGTTCGCGGAGCGGATCGCGTCGGAGCCGAATATGGTGGCCAATGCCTGGTTGCGCTGCTCCTGCGTGAGCCCGCCCAACTGGGCCTGCAGTTGGCCGGCCAGCGCGGACAGGCCGATGAAGTTGCCCTGCGCGTCGTATGCGTTGATGCCGAGCTCGTCCATCAGGGCCGCGGCCTTGTCGGATGGGTTGGCGAGGGCGATGAGCATGGTCTTCAGGCTGGTGCCGGCGTCGGAGCCGATCATGCCGGCGTTGGCGAACGCGGTGAGCGTGCCCACCGTCTCCTCCATGCCGATGCCGAAACTGTTGGCGACCATTCCGGACTGCTGCAAAGCGTAGCCGAGATCACGGGCCGAACCCTGCGCCTTGCCGGCGCCCGCTGCCAGCGCGTCGGCGACGCGCCCGGCGTCCGAGCCGGTCAGATTGAACTGGGCCATGGCCGAGCTCATGAGCTCGGCGGCCTCGGCGACCTGCATGCCATCCGAGGCGGCGAGGTTCAGGGCGCCGGTCAGACCACCCGCGAGGATATCGCTGGTGCTCATGCCGGCCTTGCCGAGCTCGTTGATCGCGTCCGCGGCCTCGGACGCACTGTACACGGTGTTGGCGCCGGCGTCGATCGCGGCCTGCCGCAGCTGGTCCATCTCCTTCGCGCTGGCGCCGGTGTTGGCCTGCACCGTCGACATGGCGGCGTCGAACTGGGCGAACGTGGTGACCGCGGCCACGCCGATCGCCGCGCTGACCGCGCCGATCGCGAGCCCGGCCTTGGTGGCTCCCGCGGCGAGCTTCTCCTGCGTGGTCATGGGCTTCTCGAGCGCGGTACCGAACTGCTGCGCCTGCTTGGACGCGGCGGCCATCTTCGTGGTGTAGTTGCTCGTGTCGGCCATGAGCCGGATCATGATGTTCTCGTTCAACGCCATGAGATCGTCTCCTCCTCCATCATCGACGGCATGGTCAGTCCGACCGTGACCGCACCGTCGGCCAGCGGGTCCGGGGCGCCCGAATCCCGGTATTCGCCCAGCGCACGGTTGCGCTCGTACTGGGCGAAGCACAGTTCCACCCGGCCCTGCGCGTGCAATTCCTCGAACCGGTCCTGGTCATGGCAGATCGCCGAGTCCATGCCGCAGATCGGGCACAACCGGTCCTCATACGCCTGCAGGGCGAGCATCCACAATCGTTCCCGTTCGTCCCATTCGACAGGGTCGTCGCGTGTGGGCGTCCACCCGTCGAACCGTTTCAGGCTCATCCCCAGACTGCGTGCGCAGCGCAGGCGGGCCAACAGGTCCGGATCCGAACCCAACAGGCCGGCTAGATGGTCTGCAGCAGGCTGGTCACGTCTTTTGGGAGGCTGGTGGCGGGACTGTTGAGGGTCTGCATGGTCTGCAGCAGCTCGTACGCCTGCGTGTCGGCGAGGCTTTCGACCAGCGCCTTGATGTCCTGTTCGCTCATGGTCACGTTGTTGCCCTCGTGGTTGACGATGCCTTCGACCATGCCGGGCAGGCACATCATGAGGAGCTTGTTGCCGTCCTTGACGGGCTTGCCGTCGACCATGCGCGTGCATGCCATGACGTCCATGTTCCATTCGGTCGAGCGCATGCCGCGCAGACGGATCGTGATGGTGCTCTCGTCGACCCTGGAGGCGAGTTCGCGCAGGCGCGCGGTCAGGGTTTCGCGTTCCTCGCGTGCCGTGGCGGCCTCGGTTTCGGTCATGCCGTCCGTGGGCTCGAGGTGGGTGATCCGGTCGGCGAGCACGATGCTTTCGCGCAGACTGTTGAGGTCGGTGACGATCCGGTGCGAGCCGATCGGCTGCTGGACGGTGATGCCCATGGTTGATTCTCCTTGATCCCATGTGATTCCCCTGTGGTTAGGGTTCCCGCACGCTCAAGGGGAATCAGCGTAAGCGTGTGGGGAGCGTTAGTTGTCGAGTCTGACGAGTGTCGGGGTGACGGTGGTGTCGGTGAACGTGGCGCCGCTGTTGGGTAGGAACTGGTAGCTGACGCTGGTCGTGTCCGTGGGGATGGTGAACTGTTTCGCGGGGCCGGTGCTGTCGATCTTGGTGTCGGACTGGCTGTCGTGGACGCGGCAGGCCACCGGCAGACCCTCCGGCTGGACGGCCAGCCGGTAGATGCCGGCCGCGAGTTTTTGTCCCGACGTGAACAGCTGGGTGCCGGCCGTGGCGGTGCCGTTGAGCGTGAACGAGCCGTCGGCGTTCGGGGTGAGGGTTACGCCTCCACGCTCAGCGGCGAACGCCGGCCACAGGCTGGTCAGCTCAAGCCCCCCCCCGAGAGATCCAGCGTGTCGGGGCTCATCCATGTGCTGGCGTTTTCGCCGGGTTCGACCATGACCTTGATGTCCCCGTCGATCGGGTTGGTGGTGTTGGACGCGACCCTGAACTCGATCTCGGTGGCCGTCTCGGGCAGGGCTTGGGTCGGGGTCGAGGAGAGCAGCGTGGCCAGCACGCCGCTCGCGTTCCTGGCCTGCGCGTAGCAGTACACGCCGGCCGGCGCTGTGCTGAGCTTGTAGGTGACGGTTTTGCCCTTGACGTCGTCGGGGATGGGGAACCGCCATTTGAGGCCCTGGTTGGCGGCCGTGGTCTGGCCGCTGACGTGCAGGCTGCCGTCCTGGTTGACGGTGACGGTCAGGCCGTTCGCGCTGGCGGGCCCGTAGGCGAGCAGGTTACGGCTCAGCACGGTGACCGGCACGGTCTGTGTGGCGTTTCCGGCCGTGAGGGTGAGTGTGGTCCGGCCTCGTTTCAGGCCGGTGACGCTAAGCCCCCCCCCGATGCGATTCTTGCTCATATGGTGTGCTCCTTCTAGTTGATTCTGGTGAGTCGGGGCGTGAGGGTGCGGCCGATCGCGTCCTGGCTGTTGATGTTGATCTGGCATCGGTAGAGTCCCGCGTCCAGGCGGGCGCTGGGGGTGCCGGGCTTGATGATCGCGTCGCCGCTGGGATAGGGTGCGACCTGCAGGATCAGATCCCACGAGGACAGCGAGGTCAGGCCCGTGGTTCCCTCGATCGTGTAGAGCCCGGCCTCGAGAGTGGCCGTGGACTCGAACGTGGTCCACTTGTCCCACGTGCCGCCGGTCGTGTACGAGCCGTCCGTCCCGGCGGTCAGGGTGACCCCGTTTTTGGTGCCACCGGCGACGGCGGGCCACAGGCTGGCTAGACTAAGCCCCCACCGAGAGGTTCGTGACGTCGGGGCGCATCCACTCGTGGCTGGTGTCGCCGGTCTCGACCTGCAGGTGCAGGTCCGTGTCGGTCATGGCGGGCGTGGCGGTGTTGCACAGCAGCTCGAGACGCCATCGGGAGGTGCCCGCCGGGATGGTGACGGTCATGCCGTTGGTCAGCTGGTCGCCGACGCGCTGGCCCGACTGGTCGTAGAATTTCAGGCTCGAGCTCAGCCCGGCCGCGTTCTCCCGCTGCGTCAGTCTGATCCTGCCCGTGGTGACGGGCGCGTCGAACGCCCAGCCGATCCCCCTCCACTGGCCGGCCGCGGTACCGGAGATGTGCAGAGAGCCGTCCGAATTGATGGTGGCTGTCCACCCATTGCCTTCGGCGGCCCCGTATGAGAGCAGGTTACGACTGCGGACTGTGACCGGCACGCTCGCCGTGACCGTCGGCTGGCCGGATGATGTGATGTTCAGTCTGGTGGCTCCCATGGCCACGCCTGTGACGTTGATTGTCCCCATGTGTGGGGCCTCCTTGATGGACTGGCCCCACACGGGTGGGGCTATGCGGTTTTAGTAAGCGCGGGCGTGACGGTCGTGTCGACCGTCTGGCCGGGCGCGACCACGATCTGGCATTGCACGCTGCCCGTCTGCGCGGCGGTCAGCGTCACGCTCGTCGTGCTCGGGTTGAGCACCGTGGCTCCCGCGGCCTTGACCTGCATGTACAGGACGCTGCCGTTGAATCCCTGTCCGCCCGTGGTCGTGTATGTGCCGGCTCCCGGCAAGCTCGTGTTCACGGACAGCGTCGCGTACCCGGTGCTCGTGCCGGTCACATGGATCCTGCCGGAGCCGGCGTCGCTGAACGTGATGCCGTTGGCCGATACGGGCAGCGGCGCGGCAGGCCACAGGTTCTCGGGTTCGGCCTGCGTGACGGTGACCGGGATGGTCGTCGTCACGCCGCCTGCCTTGAGGGTGATTCGGGTGTCACCCGGCTTCATGCCGGTTACACGGATCCCCCCCCCCGTTGATGATCGTCATGTTGTTTTTCCTTCCGTGGCCTCCAATGTGAGCCATGGGTGCACGTCCAGGTCGACCGTGGTCCCCGCGTCGACGCTGATCTGCGCGTTCTGCCACCACGCCGACGTGTACTCGTGGGTGATGGTGCCGTGTCGGCCGTCGAGCTCGTCGGGGCGTACCCAGAATCCCAGGCCCTTCGTGGTCAGCAAATTCCCGCTGTCGGCGATCGAATATGTGCCGGCGCTCATCTGCTTGCTGGTGAACGCGAACCCGGTCCACGCCGTGGCGGTGCCCTTCAGGTGGTAGACGCCGTCGCCGAGCGAGGTCATGGTCACCCCGTTCGTCGTCAACGGCAGCGACGGCGGCGTGGTCAGCAGATTCGTCTTCACCGTCGGTGTGCTGGCTTTCACGGTCAGGGTGATGCTCCCCGACTTGCCGCCGGCCGTGGCGGTGACGGTCACGCTGCCCGCCGTGAGACCCTTCACGAGCCCGGAGGTGCTGACCGTGGCCACCGTGGTGGCGGACGATGACCAGACCACGGTACGGTCGGTCGCGTCCGATGGCAGCACGCTCGCCGACAATTGCAGCGTGGACCCCACGTCCAGCGTGCTCACGCCGCCCGGACTGCTCACGGTCACGGACTGGACGGCCACGGTGGCCGCGGTCACCGTCACCGTGCACGACGCGCTATACGCGCCGGCACGCGCGGTGATGGTCGCCCGGCCCACGGTCAGCAGCCGCACCACGCCCGCCGCGACCGAGGCGACGGCCGGTGCGGACGAGCTCCATGTGACCGTGGGATCGTCCGCGTCCGCAGGCTGCACGCTTGCCTTGAGCGTGAGCTGCGAGCCCGTGACACCGCTCGCGGTCGAACGGTCCAGGGTGATTCCCGTCACCGGTTTGGGCTCAGGCTCCGGTGACTGGTCCGGTTCCCCCAGCACGGCCACGCTCGTGTCGCTGATCGAGGCCGTGTACTTCTGGCTGGCTCCCTCGGGGAGGACGAGAACCTCAACAACCCGGCTTTCGCCCACCCGCAGCGTCAGGCTCTCGGGCGACGCCTGGATCGCTGAGGGTGCTATTTTCCCGCCGCGACCGTGGCGGTCTCGTCCTGCGAGCCCGGATCCGCGGAGAAGCTGATCGTGCTCATCTGACGCTGGTTCGCGGCGTGCGCGACCGGCGTCTTGATGCCGATCGTCACCGGATACACGCTGACGATCTGGCCGGCCGCGAACGCGTCGTCCGTCGGCAGGCCGCGACGGCGCACGATGTATCCCTTCACGCCCTGCGTGAGACGCTCGACCGCGTCGTTCGCTTCCTTGGCCTCGCCGGCCTTGACGTTGATGTTGTCGATCACCTGCAGGCTCGTGTCGCTGTACTTCTCCTGACCGGGGATCTGACCGACCGCGGCGGCGCCCTCACGGTCGTCGTCGATCATGTCCTGCGAGTGCGTGGCCTTGAAACCGTCCGACGTGAGCCAGTAGGACAGGTCGAGCGGGTTGGTGGTCAGTTCGGTCACGGTCGGGGCGGTCACGTCGGCGATCTCGTCGACGAAGATGGTCTTGAGGCGACCGTCCTCGAGATGCGCGTTCACTGTGTTCGGCATGGTGTGTTCCTTTCTATGCGGTCCATCCGGTTTGCCATGAGAGGACTCTCATGATGTATGGGGTGCTGGTATGTGGTTGTTGGAGTTCGCTGGGGTAGGTTCCCGAGTCCACGTCGGGGACGAGTGCGCTCATGCCTTCTGGGCTTACCCCGTCGATGGCATTCTGGAGTTTCTCGCAGGCGATGTTCACCCCGGTTTCGGACTCTCCGACCACGCGGATGGTGAGTGTGGCGTGGTGGGTGGTGACGGCGAGCGCTTCGGTGGTGTCTCTGGTGGTTTCTCGGAATGAGATGACGATCCAGGGTGGGTGTGGTCCGGTTGCGATGCCGTCGGGGTAGGTGGTCCATCCTGTGAGTGTTGGGATGTGTTTGAGGATGGTTTGTCTGGCGGTTTGGTAGTTCATAGGCCTGTCGCTGCTTGGTGGACGTAGTGGGCGATGGTGTCTAGTTGTTCCTTGCCGTGTTCGTAGAATTGGTGGGTTCCGCCGCCTTTGGAGGTGCCGAAGAAGGCGATGTTGGCTAGGTTGCCGGCGCCGCCTTTTGTTGGGGCGATGTCGGCTTCTATGTTGACGCCTTCCTGTTTCATCTCGTAGGCGATGGGGATTTTGGCGATGCCGCGGTTGGAGGAGCCGGAGACGTCGGTTTTGATGGCGGTTTTGATGTCTTGTGCTCCTTTTTTGATGGCTGCGGTGACGAGGAGTTGTTTCTTTTTGGGGGCTGCGGCAAGTTTGGAGGCGAGCGTGGTGACTTGGCTGGTGTCGATGAGCATCAGTCCTCCTTGGGGAGTTCCTGGACGTTCCAGCGTTTCGCTGTGGCGTGGGTTTTTTCGGATTGGAGGTTGATGAGTCGATATCGTCGTCCGATGAGGTCGGGGTCTGCCGCGTTGGTGCATTCGGCCATGTCGCCTTCCCTGATTCCCGTTGCGGTTATGGGGAGGTGGAGGTAGAGCGCCCATTCGGGGACGATGCCGCCGGCGTTGGTGGTGTCGCCGGTGGCGGTGACCTTGTTGGATGCGATACCGCCTGAGGTTTGGAGCTTGCCTTTGCCCTGATAGACCACGATGGTTTCCGCCGTGGTTATGCCGTTGCCGTCCACGGTCACGTGCCCGGTGGGGTGGGTGACCGTGAATTGGTCGGTCATGAGGGTTTCGGCGAGGCGTCGTGCTCGGTCGAGGAGACTCATTTGAACACTCCGATGCTGAGTCCGGGGGTTCCGAAGCGTTGCCGGAGGCTGCGTTTCGTGGCCTCCGGGAGTTCGGTCGCGTCGATGATCTCGGATCCTCCCTGACGGTAGCCGATCTGATAGTCGTCGATGCGTTCGTAGGCTTTGCTGCGGTCTGCTCCGGGGCCGCCGTTCTCCTGTTGGGAAAGTCCGGCGGCGACCATGCTGCATACGAGTCGGACGATGTCCGGTGGGACGGGATCGTACCCGGCGGTGAGGGTGATGGTGACTGCTCGGGGGATTGCTCCGGGCGGCCCCCACAGGGTTTCCCTGTAGAGGGCGTTGCCGAGGAGTTTCCAATCGGTGGTTTCCTCGCCGTCGATGAGGACCTGTTCGACCGATGTGACGGGCCGGCATGGCAGGTCGAGTTTGCGGGATTGCTCGCTGGGGATGGTGATGGTCCATGTTCCCCGGCTGATTGGGCAGCCTGCGGCCTCCCTTACCGCGGAGGAGACGGATTCGATCAGCTTGGCGGCGAGAATGTCGTCGTTATGGCTGATGCCGAATCCGTCGAGGTCCGTGATCGTGGCCAGTGGTGTCATGATTCCTCCGTGATGGACACGATGTCCGGGTTTTCCACCTCCGCCGTGTAGGGGCCATCAGGTTCGACGGTGACGTTGAGCGTCGCCGTTTCCCCTACCCTGAGAGTGAGCGTCGAGGGGTCGACGCTCAGCCTTTTGGGGCGGTGGTGCTGGTGTAGACCTGGACTGCCTTGGGGCGGATCACCTTGCCTCCATAGACATGGAGCCCTCGCACGCGGTCCGCGAACTTGTCCTGGCTGCGCAGGGCCTCCGTGCTGTTGATCTGGCTCACGTAGGCGAGAGCGGGCTTCCACAGTCCGATGGCGATGGGAGTATCCTGATCCGCGATGTAGTCGGATTCAAGCACGGTGAATCCGACGAGTCGGCCGATACTTGCCTCGCGCAGGCCATCGGTCATGCCGGACTTATCGAAGCTGGTGAGCTTGGATCCGTCGGAGAGCAGCAGCATCTCGAAGGCGCTGTTGACGATGAGATAGCGTTCGGTCTTGGGGGCGAGCGCGTCGTTCATGGCCTTTCGGACGGCAAGGACAGCATTGTAGGCTTCGGTCCAGGTGGTGACCTGGCCAGCTCCGGCGATGGCAGTACCTTCGGCGATGAGCTTCTTGGTGAGGAAGGCCTCGGCGTCGTCCACGAGTCCGATGCCGGCGCTGGTGGTGTATTCGGCGAAGCTGCGGCCGGCCTGAGCCTGATCGATGTCGTCGACGTAGAAATCGAAGTTCTTTTCTTCGGTGATGTCGAGTTCGATGCCGGTGTCCTGCACCTCGTCCGGCGTGGTGGTGCGCTTGTTGGCCTTGTAATCCTTGATGGTGATATCCACGATGCCGGGGATGTGGATCTTGTTCCCGGTTCGGAGTTCGCCTTCGTACTGGCGATTGGCCAGCTGGGTGATGACGGACTGCTTGTGGAAATTTTCGAGAATGCTGGCGGACCAGATCTCGGGAATGAAGTTGGTGATTGCCATGAGGCTCCTTTCAGTTGCCGGCCATCAGGTTCTTGAGCCGTCCGTCGAGACGGGCCTTTTCGATCTGGGCCGAGGTCATGTGAGAGATGTCATCCTTGGTGAGCTGGCTTGCGTTCCGGTCTCCGTCGCGCGTTCCGCTTGGGGGGATGATTCCCAGCGGGCCGGCCGCCCCCTTGGCTTTCCCGAGGTAGGGCTTGGCTTTGAGGAGTTCATCGAGACTGGTGGTGATGGCGTCGGTGTTGACCTCGCCGTCATCGGAGACCTCGAACTTGGTCAGGTCGAGATACTGCAGGGCGTCGGACGGGTCCTGCAGTCGCCCGCTGGCGGCGGCGCGGATCTCGGCCTTGAGGATGCGCGTGTTGGCCGCTTTCAGGGCGTCATCGCGGACTGCCTGCGCCTTGCGCGCGGCTTCGTACTCCGCTTCCTTGCCCTGCAGCTCGGCGATCTGCTTTTCGAGCTCGTCGACGCGGTCGGCCTTCTTGTACGCCTCGTTGAGCTTGTGCTCGAGATCACGGTTGACCTTCTGCTGACCCTTGAACTTGGACTGCCAGTCGGTTTCCTGCTGATCGTTATCGGGCGGGGCCTGCTGGTCGTCGTTCTGGTTCTTGGGAGTGGTTTCTTCGGTATCCATGCCGTTCCTTTCGATTGGCTACTGGGTGTATATCTGGCCTTCTCTCGAGAGCCAGTGTCGGTATTGGCGTTCGGTCTGCGCGAGGATTTCGGGCGTGACCGGCGCGTTCGACAGATAGGGGTTGCGGCCGGCGAGCGCGGCCTCGTAGCGCAGGCGCGCGTTCTGAACGCGTTTCTGCGCGGTGGTCATGGTTTCATGGCGTCCCTGTCGCCAATCGTTGTTGTGTAGCCACAGGCTGCGGCGAATGTCGGGGACGTCTTCTCTCCAGTGATCGGGTAGGATGTACCCCTCGCGTTTGAGGAGTTCCACGGCTTGCTCGCGGCTTCTGGAGAGGGTATAGATCGCGTCCACGGTCAGGCGACGTTTTTGTGTGCGTCCCTGTTGCCCGGCGATCATGTTGGACCAGCCGTAGCGGGTGGTGCCCTCCGTGGTGGTCATGGAGAAATATCCTCTTGCCCGTTGCGATCGGCCGATCTCGGTCATGCCTCTCTTGGCGTTGACGACCTGGTAGATGTCGGCTCCGTCACGGATGGCCTGTGCACTATGCCGGCCGAAAATTCTGTCCTGCTGTTCTCTGGTGAGATCACGGAACCCGTCCATGGGGTCCGTGACGTAGCCCAGTTCTTTCGCCTTGTCTCGGCTGGTGACGGGCACGTGCCGTCCATGACAGTGGGGGTGGCGCAGAAAACCTTCGTTCCACCGGAATATCTTCCCGGCGAGGATCATGCACCGGTCGCAGCAGTTCGGAGCCTCGACTCTGACCCATGACACTCCGGGCCGTGTCGCGATATCGAGTTGCGCGGCCTGTCTGGCCACGTCGTTGACCGCGAGCGCGGTGATGAGAGTGAGGAGGGTCCTGCCGGTCTGCATGGCTTCGAGCGGGGGAGTCCCGGTTTTGATGGCGTGCAGGGTGGCGGTGGCTGGGGCTTGGAGCGCTTCCCGTAGGGGTTGGCCTTGGGCTGTGGTCCCGGCGAGTGCTGCGGTGTCGGGGATGGCTAGAGGCCGGACATATTCGTGCTGTTCGGCAAGCATCATGAGGTTGGCGTCGGCGGCGGTCTCCGCGACGTGGATCTGGATGCTGGCGAGGATGTCCGCGAGCTGGTTGCTGAGTGGCTGCCAGGATGTTTGGATGTCATCGGGATTGGTTCTGTTCCAGAGTCTGCGTGCTGTCCTGGTTGCGGCCAGTTCCAGTCTGGTTAGGGTCTGTTGGCTGTCCGTCAGGGTTTGCAGTGTCATCGGTTTGTCCGATCTGGAGTGAGCGGGAGAGGGCTTCGAGTTCGGGGTCGGTGTCCTCGTCGCGTTTGAGCGTCATGATGCGTTCGATTTCCTCTGCGCCTAGGCCCATGCGTTCCGCGATCCATTGGAGGGGGAACCCCAGCTGCTTGTATTTGAGCATGGCGTCGGCCATTTGGGCTTCGTTGCGGTAGAGGGGGCTGGCGAAGTCGACGGTGGAGGATTCGATGACCTGTGCCGTGTAGTCGTCTCCTTCCATGATGGCGGCGAGACGGCAGAGCTTGCGGATTCCTCCGCGCATGTATCCGATGCGTTCGACGCATTTGCTGACGAGTCCGGCTTCGGCGACCTCATAGCCGGTGGCCGGCACCTCCGCTTTGGTGAGCAGATAGTGGCCGGGGGTGCGTGTTTCCGCGGCGATGTGTTCCACGGCCTTTTCGATGACCGGGATGAATGTTTGGAGGTTGGCGGCGCTCCATTCGGTGGCGCGTACGCCGTCGCCGGTGATCTGGAGGATGCGTTCGGTCACTTGTTTGTCGAGTTCGACGGCTTTGGCGCCGACTATATTGCCATGTTCGTCGAGGACGGGCTCCTCGAGTCTGTCTCCGCCGAGGATGAGACGGCCGGGCAATGTGGCCCAGTCGAGTCCGTTGAGCAGGTAGGCCCAGACGACGTTGACGGTGTCCTGCATGTCCTCGACCATGCTGATGTCGCTGACTGGACTGTTGTCGAGCAGTGTTTGATTGCGGAATTCGACGAGCGGGACTTCTCCGAGGGGGTTTGGCTTGTAGGATTCTGGGTCGAATTCCCACTGCATGTCCGGGGGAGTATGGGTCAGATCGCTGGCATCCGCGTTTTCCTGCTTGCGGGAAACGGTATAGATTGCGTCGGGCAGCAGGAGCTGGCCGATCTCGTGTTCGTCGTCCTGCCTGAGGAGCAGGCCGGCTTTGGTTTCTCCTGTGATGGCGTCGTAGATGACGGCGCACGAGTCGGGATTTTCGAATGAGATGCGGGCCAGCCCGTTGTCGAGGAGGCTGACGAGGCCGAAGCTCCTCCGGGATGATGTCATGACGAGAGCGGCTTCGGACAGATACCGGTCGCAGTCCGATCGGTTCCAGCACGCCCATACCCTGCGGTCGATCCTGTCCGAGGGATTGTAGGGTGTGAATCCCTTGAACTGGATACGTTCGACAGGAGCCTGGGCGACGGGGAGGCACCAGTTGTCGGTGAATCCTCTGAATCTGCTGCTGATATAGCGTTTGAATTCGTCGGATACGAACCGGAGCTCCCCGCGACGCCCTTTGACGTAGCCCATGTGCTTGTCGATGTCGGGGCGGCGCAAGGCTATCTTTCTGGCGAGCAGGTTGGTAATGGCGTTGATCTGTTCAGCGGAGTATGCCACGTGGTCTCCTTGTGCTTGATGCGCTGTAGATGAAGTTGTGCTTGCGTTCTCCCCAGCCTGCGGTTCTGGCGTCGCATGCCGCTTCATGAGCGAGGACGCTGGTCACCGCGGCGTCGATCTTTCGATCCTGTTTGGGTTTGCCGAGTCCGTAGCGTTCGAGACTTTTGCTGATCTTCCTGGCGTTGGCCATGTGGGTGGTGGTAATCGGGCAGCCGTCATGGTGGATCGTGCCGTTTGCCACATCGGCCTCGAATCTGCGCAGGGCCTCGTAGACGGCTCCGACTCGGCTGGATCCGCTCATGACCCATGGCAGGTACTTTCTGGGCCCATATCTTCGATCCCATGCTTCGATGTCGGATTCCCACGACACTTCGTCCCTGAATCCGGGATCACAGTAGGCTCGGATGATCTTGTACCGTTGGTTGATCTCCTCCCACGCGGCGTTGATCTCACCTCGGGGGATTCTTCCTCCCCAGACTTTGGGATTCCAGATGGTTGCTCTGCGGTCGTCTCCGTATCGTGGAGTGAAGATCAACCCGTTCAGGGTTTCGGCCTTGATGCATGTCCAGTCATCGTTTTCACTGCCATCGAAACCGCAGCAGATCTCGGTGCCGTCAGGGGGATTCTCAAGCCATATCTGGTGTGCCTGCATAAGCCTTTGCCCACACTCCTTCGTCAAGCCACGCTCCGGCGCCCTGGACAAGTCGGTTGCCGAAGAACCGTTCGGCCTGATTGGGATCGGTTCGCATCAGGGCGACGGCCTCGGCGTCGATCGAGTCGATACTCACCCACGGGGATCCCTCGTAGACGGTGCTGAGGATTTGACGGCGTTCGCGCTTGTTGAAGAAGCTAAACTGGCTGCCATCCTCGTGCCTGAGCCGCGGATCCAGATCCGGGTTGCGGTAGAAGATGAACACATCCTCTGCCTGCGCTTCCCAGATGCGTTGCGCATAGCTGTTTTCGCTGGGATCCCATGCGTTGGTCCACGCGTGGGTTCTCCCTCCCATACCGGCTGCGCCTCGTCGCTGGGTATCCGCGACCTTGATCATGCCGTTGGAATCGGTGTAGAGTCCGGCCTCATCCTGTTCCGCGTCACTGATCGGGTTGCCGAGTCGTGATTTCGCGGAGCTGGTCACGATATCTATACGGTCGAGGTCGAGTCCGTCGTCTTCGCCGTCGATTCCTGGTTGCAGAATCCTGATGAAATTGTCTCGGACCAGCAGCAGATGCTTCAATGGGCCGAGCTGGATCATGGCCTGCAGGGGACGGTAGGCGTTCTTGACCTGATCCTCCGAGTTGGCGGTCATCTGGATCAATGGCGATGGGTGCGGACGGCCTTTGGGTTCTCCCGCTTGGTAAGGGAATTCGAACCCGCAGGGGCATCCCCAGTCCGAACAGCGGTAGCAGTCGCCTGGCTGGGCCCATCCGTCGAAGATCACGGGGCCCTTGGCCTCGTCCGCGACGAAGGCGGCTTCGGTCGGACCCTTTCCGGTTTTCTGCGGTCCTACCGTCAACGTCTGGCGGTAGGTGAATGCCTGATTGAGCACCATCGGATTGTCGATGGTGACTTCCTCCGGAGGAACGTATTCGGCGTCGTCACGGATCCGCAGCCGATTGGCGAGGATCCAGAACTGCCAGTCCGACAGTTGGAAAGGTCGGCCTCGTAGCGGGCCGTCCGGCTGTCGGCAGTGGGCGGTGATCCAGGCATCGTTGAGATCGCCAAGAGTGGGGAAGTCGATGACGAATTCGTTCATGACGCCCTCAGACGACGTTTGCGGACGGTCATGCCGTCGCCATTTGCCTGCTGTTCCGTAATGTCGCGTTCCATTCGCCGTTGGGCGAACTCGTCCGGCGCGATTTTCCAGCCCAATGAGGCAAGCCCTGCGGCGCTCATGCCGATCCGGTCGGCGTAGCGTGGGATCAGTGCACGATCGGCGGCCTTGGCGGTCGATGTTTCACTGATGACCATCAGCCGACAGTACATGGCCACGTCGTAGACCATGTACTGGTATTGGGGCAGGCTCCACGCACATGCCTGCGAGGTTTTCCAGAGTTCCCGCCAGAGTTTCCTCTCGCGGCGTTTGAACGATTGGCTGCCTTCCTCGTCGTAGACTCGGCCGTCATCGTTGGTGACGTTTTCGATTCGATAATCAGCCAGCGGAAAGCGCGGCGGCTTGCCGTCGTATCCGCTGTTGGGCAGCGACATCAGCGTGTATCCCGCTCGTTCCGATGTCCGTGAGTTTGGATTCTTGGGAGGGCCGCTGCGAGCCCTTGCACCTCCGCTCGTCATGATCGTTCACCTCATTCGTTCGGGCCTTTCGCCCTCGCCATTGGATGATTCGGAGTGGCCGTTTCGGCCTCCTCCGAGGAATGTTTGAACGCCGCGCACCTTGGAGACACCTCACCGGCGGTCCGGCCTCCCCGAGCGTTTACCCCCACCCCCCATGGGGTGAAACCGCTGGTATTTCAACGTTTTGATTGATTTTTCCGAGGCGTTTGCTTGGTTTGTATGACGCTTCCGGTCCTGTCGTGTGCCGTGCGCGTGTGTTGTTGTTTCGGTTCGCTTTGCGCGCCTGTTGTCATTGCGCTCTGAAGCCTGAAGGACGTGTCAGGCCGGTCTTGGTGTCGTGGCATCGGGCGCACAGGCCGCGACCGTAGCGCGGATCGTTCGGGTTCAGGCCCAGCTCTATGAGCTCGGTCCTCTCGTATGGGTAATGGTCGGCCACGGTGCTGGGCCGAGCGCACATGCCGACATGCTTGCCGCAGCCGCCATGGTCCACGGCGCCGGGGCATACGCACCGGGGATCCCGTGCCAGTACCTGCCTGCGGAATCCCTGATGGCCTGCGGTATTGTATGGGTTCCTGATCCGGGTGCGGCGGCGGTCCTTCCTCCTCCGGCACTCGAGGCATTTGCTCTCGGTGTCGTCGATGATGTTCGCGCAGCCCGCTGTCGAGCAGACCTTCCATCCCATGGCTAGCCTTCCCGTGGTGTGTGGAGGATGGTGAGGGATTCGAACCCCCGGAGGATACGCCTCGCCTGTTTTCGAAACAGGTGCCTTCGACCGCTCGGCCAACCATCCGGCGTGTCGCATCCCCGCTGACTGCCGACGGGGAGGTGACACGGTGTCCAATTGAGAGAAAGGGTGCAATACGCAGAGAACCCCGGATCCACAAGGGATCTCGGGGTTCTCATACTTATCGCTGAAGCGAGTATATCACAGGTGCGTGTAGGCCTACTCCCGCTTAGAATCCATTTTCGACTCGGCGAGCTCGATCAGCCGCAGGATAGGAAACTCACGATAGCCGTTCTCGAGCCTCGGTGCCGTGATTCTGCCCGAGCGGATCCAGTTGTTGACGTCATCACGCGTGACGTCGATCCCGGTTTCCCGGCTCACCCACACGGCGGCCCCGGACGGGGTCTGCGTGGTATGCAGCGCGTCCAGTCTGGTCCGCGCCGCCCGGCGCACCGAGGGCAGATGCAGCAGACTGTCGCACCTGCCACATACCGCCCACTCCTCGCCCTGAACGGCATGGACCATCGCCCCGCACACGTCGCACACCCCGACAAGCCTGCGCAGCCGCGGCCGACGATCGGTCACCCGCTCCAGCCGCCCATTGATCCGAATGAGCCCCTCGAGATGATCCGCCGCATCGGGCAGTCCCGCCAGCGTGTGCAGATTCGCGCCCAGCCGCGGCAATGCCCGTTGCCAACGGCCGCCGGGCAGCCCGGCCACGGTGCAAATCCCATCGATCAGCCGTTCGGCCTCGGTCTCGAGATCGGCCGCGGACACGTCGATGCCCAACGGCGCGAACGAACCCCTCCCGCCGCCGCGCTCACGCAGATGCACCTCGCGGCGGATGACCAGCTGCAGGACGGTCAGGTGCTGGCGCAGGAGCGTGAGCTGCCTAGCGTAGGCGTGCATGCACTGCCGGCAGATCGTCATTCCGTCAGCGAGCGCGTTGGCGGTGCATATGGGGCAGGTGTGGTGTGTGGTGTTGATTGGGGTGGGGTGGTGTGCAGTCATGGTTGTCCCTCCCGTGCTTGTGTGTATCGGCCTCTGCCCTCGGGCGGGGCGTTTTCATATGGTCCGGATTTCGGGTGGTTGGGTTGGTGGTGGGCTGCTGGTAGTTGGTGTGGGTTGTGGTGTCTCCTGGTGTGGTGTGGGGGTGAGGGCGATGATGGTCAGGAGGATGAGGTTGATGATGAGGCTCCCGGTGCACAGGATCGTGAGGAATCGGGTCATCGTGGTTTTCTCATGCTGGCGGGTGGGCGCATTTCCTCCTCGAGCACGCGGATGATCTCGTGTCCCATGCGACGGTAGCCGACACGGGCCCGTGGATCCTCCACGTGCTCTGCTGAATCCTCGATCATCGCATTGACCTGGTCAATCACGTGCCGGTACGCGCGGTCGCGCTGCGTGATGTTCGTCATCTGCCGTCCCTCCCTTTCGGCGGGTCGTACAGGGGGCAGCCGGCCAGGTTCGAGCCGTCCTCGTCGATGAGTCGATGCAGCGCATACGACAGTCCGTCGTGCCGGCCAGTCGTGAACGCGTCGTCCGCCCCGTATTTGCTGTTCTTGAGTATTTCCCGGTACAGGGTCCTCTGCAGAAGCGTGGTCATTGGTTTCCCTTCTTGGTGGTGTTCATGCGATCAGGGTCAGGATCCATCCCGCAAGCTGATAGCAGACGTACAGGATCCCCGCGATGCCCAGCTCGGATATGGCGACGAGGATAAGCGCGGTGATCCAGTCGTCAGGCTGCGGATGCCCTGGGCATACGGCCCACAGGTTGGCGAGCAGCCGGGTCGGCAGACCGACCACGAGACAGAGCAGGACGGCGAGCAGCAGGGTAAGCAGGATGACCATCAGTCCTCCTCCGGTCGTGTGCGGTCGTACGGATTGATCGGAGGATGATAGGCGCCCATCCTGTCCGGGCCGACCATGTGTTCTGGTGTGTGTGCGTGGTATCCCTCGTCCCATGCGATGGCCATGAGGCGACGTTGCGTTTCGGTCAGCATGATTCCTCCGTGTCGGTGTCGTAGGGGTTGGCGAGTGGCTGGTCCGCGTTGCCCTGGGCCCAGCGGATGCCGGCGTTGCAGCCGATGAACCAGGCTCGGGCCATCTGCTCCCTGTCATGCTCGGCAAGCCATTGGGCGAACCGCTGGGCGCGCAGGTCGATGTCGTCAGGATCGCCGGACCATGCATGGCTGTAGTCGTGGAGGATGCTCGACAGACTGATTTCCTCGTCCTGTGTGGTGTAGATGCTCATGATTCCTCCATGCCTGCGAGCGCGGTGTGGATGGCTTCGGTGATGGCGACGAATTCCTCGTAGGTGAAGCCTTGGGGGATGAGGATGGTTCTGGTGCTGATGGGGTGGATGTCGTCGACGTCGTAGCGGAGCTTGTTTTCCGGATCTTTGAAGGCGATGTCGGTCAGGGTGCCGCGGATTACGTTTATCGGGAAGCTCATTGCTGGTCCTTTCGTGTTTCGTAGGTGCCGATCAGTTCGGCGAGCTGGTCGTGCGGGATGAACGGGATATTTTCTTGGATCTCCTGGATGGTCAGGCCTGCCCGCCACCAGCGGATGATGATGCGGGCCACGTGCTCGCCGATCATGCGTCCTCCAGCATGCTGATGTCGGTCTCCATGCCCTGCTCGTACACGCCGTCGGCGAGCGCCTGGATGGTTTCCCAGTCGGCCTCTCCGTCGTCTCGCTGGTTGGGGGTGATGGTCAGGTCGAGACGGTCGAGCGTGTCGCTGATGGCGTGGGCGAGTTCGGTTTGGGTGTAGATGCGGGCCGTCTGGTCGTTGTTCATGCGGTCTCCTCGATAATCATTGCGGTGTGGAGTGCGTTGAGCGCGTGGAGGGCCTCCTCGCGCCAGGTCTGGCGGATGGGTTCGGGCAGGCGATCCCAGTCGTCCGGGTCGCCGGGACGGTAGCGCATGCGGCTGAAGTCGGCGAGCGCGTGGGCCATGGCGTCGATCTCGGGTGGCGTGGGTGGGCGTAGGGCGCCATTGGTGTAGGCGAGACGCTGGTACGGGTCCGGGTAGAGGCGGTTGGCCTCGTCTGAGATGATGCTCATTGGTTCTCCTCTTGGTGTTGTTTTTGCCATGCGACGCCGGCGGCGAATGCCTGGGCCTGCATGACCGCGAACTCGAGCCGGCTTATCTGGATGGGCTCGTACGGGTGGTCGGGGATGGGATAGCGTTCGGTCAGGATGTCGCGCATGCTCATAGCTGCTCCCTGATGCAATCCAGATACCATGCGAATCCCTTGTGGCCGTTGACCGCGCGGTTCCACACGCGGATCCCGGTACGCAACGCTTTGTCCGTGGGGATCCGGGAGGTGGTGTGCATCGTGTAGAAGCGCACATGGCAGGACGGGCACTCGTACCGCCACTTCCACCCGTACGGGGCGGGGATGCGCGTGACACGAATCCTGGTATGGCAGAACGGGCATGGGCTCAGCCGGTGGTATTTCCTCGGGGTTGTCATTGGTTCTCCTTCCTGCGGCGTTCGCATTCGTCGAGCGCCTGATCCAACTGGTCGGCGAGCGCCTCGGCCTGTTCCGGGGTGATGCGCCAGGATGTGAGCTCCCTGGCTTTGCTGCCGCGGGAGTGGGTGAGGTCGGTTTTGAGGATGACGCAGTTGCCGTGCTGGCTGGCCTGCGCGGTGACTTTCAGCTGCATGGGGTCACCTCGTGGAATCCGAGGGGGCCGATGAGCATGGCTTGGCGCAGGAGCCTGTAGACGCTTATCTCCCTGTCGAGGCACTGGTCGCTCCTGTGATCGGTCTGGGGCGTCTGGTCGAGGATCCTCTTGGCAGTGTCGGGGGACAGGTGCTCGAGCAGTGCGAACGCGGACTGTACGTCCATCCAGTGGTAGTCCAGCAGGCCCAGGGCGTCGGGTGCCGTACGGGTGAGCCAGCGCATGTCGAACTGCGGGTTCCATCCAGCCGGACGGAGGACCGCCTCACCGGCCTGTGCGGCGATGAACGCGGTCAGACCGAGTCCCGCGAACCGGATGTCGCCCAGATGCGGGGCCACTGCGTCGACCGCCTGGATCAGCCCGTTGACGGTGTGCGTGTGGCGCCAGCCGGCGTCCATGGTCTTCAGGACCGTCTCCCAGTGCTCGGGGCGGGCCAGCACGTGATGGCGGGAGAGCTCCACGCCACTCAGGTCCGTGACCCTCACGCTCGCCTCCAGCAGGTGATCACGCACGGGGTCCAGTCCCGTGGTCTCCACGTCCACCCACAGCAGACGGACGGGCTTGTCGGTTTCATTCATTTCGTTGGTTTCCTTCCTAGGCGATCTGCATGAGCTCGTCGGGCGCCAGTCGGCCGGTCAGCACGCCGCGGATCTCGCTCGGATCCTTGCCCTCGTTGAGCATGTCCGCCGCCAGCTGGCGTGCCTGCGAGCGCGGCGAGCTGCCGAATCGGCCTCCTACGCGGTCGGTGGGGAACCGGTGTTCGATCGGCTGGATGATGGCGGTGACGTGCTGGCATCCGGCCGTGTGCTTGTGTTCGCTGGTTTCGTGGCGGGCGGGGATCGGGGTCGGCTTGTCGGGCTTGTCCGCGGGTTCGGGCCACAGGGGGCGGTCGGTCGGGTCGACGGGGCGTCTGGTCTGGGTGTCGCGGTGGTGCTGTGCGCGGATCGTGTCCCAGTTGCGGTCCAAGGCGGTCAGGCTGCGGACGGTGGACTGCCACCAGTCGTGCATGACCGCCCAGCGGGCCATGGCCTGGATGGTGTCCAGGTCCGTCCGGTCGAGCAGTCGGCGTGCGGCCTGCAGTTCCCGGCGGCGGCTTTTGGCGTTGGGCTGGATGTGCTGGCCGGCGAGCAGGGCGCTCATCCAGTCGGCGAGCATGGTCTCCGGTTTCGTGGGGTTGGTTTCGGCGGGCGGGTTCTCCCCGGCAGGGGAGATGTCCCCGTAGGGGACAGAAGGGTTATTACGTACTAGGGATGTACTGTCTGTCACCGGTGACACCTGGGTGGTGTCATGGGTGACAGGGGGTTTCCGCTTGAAACCGGGTGTCGTTTTGACAGTGGGTTTGGTGGAACCCACGTTCTTTTTGACACCGGGTTTGCGGGGTTTACCCACTGTCTTTCTGACACCGGGTTTCCTACCGCCCTTCGCCTTGTCGGGGTCGTCCCGAAGGTCCAGCTTCCGCTCGCGGGTCATGACCAGATCCCACACGACGGGACGGTGGAACTCGTCGAAATGGCTCACCAGACGCTGGTCGCCCCTACGGATCAGCCCCTCGCCCTCCAGGTACTTCATGGCGCGGCGTACCGTGGACTCGCTCATCTCGAGCCACGCGACCAGCTTCGATACCGGGGGATGCGCGTCACGGCCCTCGTCGTCCACGAGATTCGCGAGCGCGATCAGCACCAGTCTGGCGGACTGGTTGCTTCCCACGGGCGCCTTGCGCAGCGCCCAGTCAACGGCTCCGACACTCATGACTCCTCCTTGTTGCCCTCGTCGTCGAGCAGCAGTGTGTGGAAACGGTCGCCGATCCGGTATCGGACCGGTATCAGGGCGGGATCATCCCATCCATGGACGAGCCAGCCCTGTTCGTAGGATTCGGCCGGATGCGCGTGCACCCAGCCGTGACAGCCCGTCGAGCCGGATCCGCACAGGAGGATCAGATTCGACGGGCGATTCAAGAGTTTGGGGTTCGGCTGCTGGCTGCGCAGTTGCCGGTGATGCCGGCTGCCACCAGTGGCATACAAGGAAACGCCGCAGCGGACGCACGACCAGTTGTCGCGCTCGTCCACCACGGCCTTCAACCCCTCGGAGGGCTCACGGCTCATACGTGCCTCCTGGCCAGCAGATCCTCCAACCGGGACGCCTGATCTTCGGTGAGGAACAGGCTCATGTGCGAGCCCTGCTCGGCCGAGGACGTGACGAACCTCGCGTCGTCCATGTCCACCAGGATCCCGTCCGTGGTCTTCTGCACCGCGATCATCTCGCGCCTCCAATCATCGTGTCGAGTATCTGGATCGCTTCGGGGATCCACCCGTTGCCCGCGATCAGCTCCGCACGCGACAGGGATGCGGGCGTGCCGTGCTTGCCCTTGTGGTCCAGGTCACGGCCCAGCCGGTGGATGACGCTCTTCGCCACATCCGCCGCGGGCCCCGGCCTCAGCGTGCCGTTCGTCTTCCTGGCCTGAATGTCCTCGAGATCCCTGAGAGCCTCGCGGATCAGATCACGCTCCCAATCCACAAAACGACGCGACTTCCTTTGCGGTTCCGTACCGAACACCATCAGAACTCGGGCTCCTCTCCATACCCGGAGCCATACGTGGCACCGGCCGCCCACGGCTCCTGACTCTCCTCGCCAGCCGGCTGCTGCGGCTGCTGACGGTTACGCGCGGCTCCCGCGAACCCACCCTGATAGCCGGGCTGCGGGGTAGCGGATGCAGGCGCCGAGGCGTTGGATCCGCTGGTCTTCTCGCATACGGCGATCTGGTTCGACAGGTCCGGGCCAATCGCGGTCACACGCAGCTCCGTCACGGTACGGTTCGTGCCGTCCTGCGCCTGATAGGAATGCTGTCCCAGACGGCCCTGCACCACGACTCGCTGCCCCTTCGACAGGGATTGCGCGATGTTCGTGGCCAGCGTCCAGGTACGACCGTCCCACGCGCTGCAGCGCAGGAACATGGGCTCGCCGTCAACCCATTGGCCGGCACGCGCGTCCCATGTGCTGGGGGTCGATGCGACCGTGAAGTTCGCGACAACGCTGCCGCTGGGAATGGTTCTGAGCTCCGGATCGGCTGTAAGATTGCCGACCACGGTGACGATGGTCTCTCCGGCCATGGTTACTCCTCTCCAAGAAAATGAACGAGAACGATGAAATAGGCGATCATGATCAGAACGAACCCGGCGAGGACCAGCATGCCGTCAGCATTGTGGGTGCCAACGGCCAGCATGATCAGCCCGAGTACCCCGATCGGGATGGCGAGCAGGGTCACAGCGAATCCACCAGACGATCCAGCAGGCCGGACCTGTCGATGACGATCATGGCCGCGGCCAGACACAGGACCATGCTGACGGTGCAGGGGATCCCGTCCAGCAGGATCGTGGCCAAAAACAACAGTGGAGTGACACAGGCGGCGATGCCTGCAAGAATCTTGTCTCTCATGATTGGACTCCAAAAGATAGAATCCCCGCCGTCTAACCGATCAGAAGGCATTGGCAACCTCAACGGCGGGGAAGAACCGGGTTACTGGACGAGCGCCTTGACGCTCTGCGGGTTGATCATCCACTGACTACGCCTTGAGCGCTTGCTCATCCGCTTGCGGGCCTTGATGTCCCCGCAGGCGATCATGTCGTAGACGGTCTTGCGGTTACGGATGCCCAGCAGCAGCGCGGTCTCGGTGACCGAAAGACTGATCCTCCGATCGAGATCCTCGACCGTGAGCTGACGAGTCGTGTCAGTGACGTGAACTGCCGTGGTCATCGTTGGGCTCCCGATTTGTAGTCGCGCTCGTACAGCGGGTCGAGCCTGCCCTCCGTTTTGCCTTGCCGGGCCGCGGCCATGGCGCGATCCATGCCGGCCGCGACCGCCGAAGCCAGCGTCTTCTTGGACGTGGTCAGCTCCTCGGGTACCTCCACGCTCAGCAATCCCTCCCCGCCATTGACGGACAGGGTTGCCCGGATCAGAACCTCGACCTTCTCGGGACGATCCTCCCTGTAGGCGACCAGATCAAAAACGAGATCATTCATCGAATACCCTCCTTGTCAGCGAGCGCCTTTTTGTGCTGCTCGTAAGCCTCCGAGAGAATTTGAATGGGATCGACTCCGATGGCTTCGGCTGTGTCGAAAAATGCGCCGATGCGGATGTCGTCGCTTTGAAGACGTTTGGTTACGGCATCGCGTCCTACGTTTGTACGCTTTGCGATTTCATTCTTTGGCAGCCCGCTGCGAACCGATGCGGCGCGGAGGGCGTCCATGGCCTTCATGGCGATGACACTTGTAATCATGGCTATATGATTACACATGTCATCACTTGATGGCAAATGCGGTGTGTCGCTTGCTATCATTTGAGTATGCCTAGCAGAAGTTATCAATGGAGCAATCTGGACATCGCGGCCTCGGAAGCAGTCGATAGAATGATCGACTCTGCTGGGCTCAGCAACAGAGAGATCGATCGCATTACCGACGGAGGGCTCTCCTACGGGAGGGTCAGGGATATTCGCAAGAGAACTAAGGCTCCCGTCCGGTTATCTGAATTTTTCTCTTTGTCTGAACTTTGCGGAGTGGATCCGATCGCTCAGTTGAAATTAATCCGTGAAGAAGCTCGCAGGCTCGATAAGGTTGCAAGCGCGGAAGATGTTGAATCTATTGCCGATGAGATCGCGTCCAACCCCGAGGCATTCGACCTGGCCGCCGACAAGGAATCCGACAAGGAAGCCGAACGAGAAGGCGGCGACGGCCGATAACCCAACCCCTCAAAAATAGAATACAGAGAAAGGGAATTCAATGAAGAAGACCATCGCCATCATCGCGAGCGCGGCAATGCTGATCGGGCTCGCGGCATGCGGCAGCACCACCGCGTCCGAGGAGCCGACTCCGACGAAGACGCCGACCACCGCCACCCCCACCAAGACCGCGGAAAAGAACGAGCGCGGCCACCTCGTCAAGCACATCGGCGACACCGCCATGTACACCAAGTCGCAATCCTCCACCGAGCCGCTGGCCGAATGGACCGCGACCGACATCACCATCGACTACCAGTGCACTGCCGACTACTCCGAGCAATCGCACAACGGCCACTATGTCGCCGTTAACTTCGACGTGCAGACCCAGCCGGAATTCACGCAGTCAAGCCTCTATCTCGGCGCCATGGGCGGATGGAAATACATTCAGAAGGACGGCACCATGTGGAACGGCATTCCCGAAGCCGAGACCGTCTGCATGCCTCAGGAGGAACAGCTCCCCGGATCGATCGGCGCCGGGGTGAAGGCTCAGGGCAAGGTCCTCTTCGACCTGCCCACCACCGACGGATATCTCGTATACGACGACACCTGGGAGTATCCGCTGTCCTGACATGGGGCGGGGAGAGCGACGGACAATCCGGACGACAGTGAGGTTTGAATGGCGTCCATAACGATCGATGATCTCTACCGGGAGGCCGAAATGCTCGGCGTGCGCATTCGCGAGCGCAGGCTTCCGGAGCACTGGTGCGGTGCGTATGTCGATGACTATCGGCTGATAGTGCTGGATGAAACGCTGCTGGATCATCAGAGGCTGTGCACTCTGGCGCATGAGCTGGTGCACGCGCGGTATCACGATCGTTCGTGCAATCCGCTGTCGTCCGGAATGTTGGAGCGGCGAGCGCGACGGGAAAGCATGCTGAGGCTGATCGATCGGGAATCGTATCGGATGGCTGAGCGCGTGTATGACGAGGATGTCTACGCTATCGCGTGCGAGCTTGGCGTCACGGTACGTATGGTCCGCTGCTATCAGCGGTATCTCCATGATCAGGGTACCGTGGCATGAAAAAGGCCCCGGCGTTCGATATCGGGCGTCGGGGCCTTTTTTCTCAGTCGTTGAAGACCATGGAATGGTATAGTCGCAGTCTTGAGGTTTTCTCCGGGGTGAATTCCTTTGACCAGATCTCGTAATCGGGATCGTCCGGATCGGTGCCCTCGTTGACGAAACCGTGATCGGAAAACAGTTTGATGCTTGCCGTGTTCGCCGGGGCGATCTGGGTCATGACATATGGGGTGCGATCGTAGGAGGCGGCATCGTTCGCCATGTATCTTAGTGCCGCCTCCAGCATCAGCGAGCCGAGGCCCCTGCCCCGCGTGGAGAGTTCTCGCGCGATGTAGGAGATGGCGTAGGCGCCCTCCTGCTCCGGGGTCGTTTCGATGACGACGCCGAATTCGCAGAATGCCAGGATGCTGGAGGTTCCCTCGATGTCGAGGACCATTCGCGTGCACCAGTCCGGGGTTTCCCGGACGTCGATGTCGCGAATGTATCGCTGGACCTCCATCGCATACTCCGGCGATCCCGGTTCCGTGCACTGGAATCGCCGGAGCGCATGCTGGTCGTCGCTGTTGCAGAGACGGCTCTCGACCATTGCCAATCTCATGCGGCGAGGCCCTTTCGGCCCAGTCTCGATGCCTTGTTCTTGGCGGCTCTGTGGAGGCGTGCCCATTTGTCCTCGGTCTTGGTCGGAGTCCGGTCGTTGGCCGGCGGGGTGTAGGCGGGCATGCGCTTTGCCGTTGCCGTTGTCGTTGTCTTCATGGCGTCCCCTTAATTTAAGGTCTCTTTTTCTGGTTTGGGTATGACGTATCCGAGGGTTGCCATACGTGTTGTTCTGCGGGGAATGCCCTTTAATCTTACCCGGAACACGCCGGATTGGATTCCCTTTGTTTCTGATTTGCGTAAATATACATACTTTGTTATTATATAAATGTAAGGAAAACACCAAGAGAAAGGAGGAACCGGATGGAGACACTGGAGACCATCGCCCTCGTGCTCGGCATCATCGCCGACACGATCGCCATAGCCTCGGCCATCATCGTCATCGCCACCAAGCGCGACGAGAAACCGAAGCACAAGAAGTAAACAAGGGGTTCCGGCTAGACCTAGTAGCCAGAACCCCGTACCTCCAGAATACTCCACCCGGACACATCATGACCACCAGAAAACTGCTCGCCCTCGCCGGACTGGCCTTCGGCGTCGCAGGCCTCGCCATGGGCGCCGCCGACTGGCCTCTCCCCGCCGGACTGTTCGGCCTCGCCGCCGGCATCATGTGCATCGCCGCCGGATGGGCGAAATGATCCGCTACCTCAGCCTGACCGAGGTGGCGGAAAGACTCGGCATTACCAAGGGAGCCCTCGCCCGCTACCGGCTGCCCGAACCCGACGCCATGGTCGGCCGGGCGCGCGGCTGGCTCCCATCCACCATCGACGAATGGAACGCCGCTCGTCCCGGACACGGAGGACGTCCCCGAAAATGA